ATCTGAGTTTGGTGGGGCTGAAGCTCTTCATACGGATGATACTGTGTTGGAAAATATCTACAACCAACAACATTCTATTCAGGAGTTTACTGACCCTTCAACATTCAAGTCTTATAGTGAGCTTAATCTTAAGTTGACTAGAGTCTTGGGTACAGATGGTACACCAAAAACACCAACTGAAATTGACTTTATTGATGAGGATATGAAAAATGAATCACCATTCAATGACGGTCCGGTTGTTTCAGACCCAGTTGCAGTAGCAGCTGACCCAGTTCAAAAAGCTGAGGCTGAAGATGATACAATGAGTTATTTTGCTAAATTAGCAGCTGAAGCTTAAAGCTTATCTTATGAACCCGTCGAAAGGCGGGTTTTTTTAATTAACTTCGCCTTGTTGAGTAGCACCTAGTATTTGGTCACCTTGTACACTAGCTAAATAATTAATAATTGTTGTTTCGGTAATTCGTATAGGTGTATCTGACCCTTTTGGAGTATAGAATTCACCTTTGCCTGCCAAATATTTATCTTCTTTTATACCTCTTAATTCTAAGAAATCATCCCATATAAGTTGTTGAGCATAAGTATCTTGAAGTAATTTTTGATTTTTAGGATCAGCTAACCATGCATTTCTTGTCTCTCTTAAATCAGCTTTACCAGCCACATATTTATATTTACCAAGTGTAGGATCAATTCCACTTAGTGCATATAATTCACTCCATGCCGTTTTACCTTTCCCCTCAACCCAATCCATCATTTGTTCTTTATACTCAGGTGTGCCTACCTCAGCACCAGTAATCTCCATTCCTAGTGCTTTTTTCGCCCAGTTTGGAATATAACCTTTAATCCATTCTACAATTTTACCCGGTATATTAGTAATCCATTCCCATAATGCACCATCATACGATGTACCTGTAAATAAACCAACTATCCAACCAACAACATCTGATACCATCCGATAAGCAGAAGTAATTACAGATGTAATTAAATCTTGAAAACTAAATTCTTGTGCATTTCCAAGAAAATCACCAATAAATCCTTGACCTTTTAAAATTTGTCCATTCTCATCTGTTTCGTAACCAAAAGCTTTTTTAATAATCCATATTAATCCATCTTTAACTAAATCTACTAAAGCACCAACTACATAACCAGCAAAACCACCAATACCAGCACCCATTATAGTAAACCAATTAGAACCTTCTCTTCCATATTCTTCTTTCGCAGATCCAAATGCATTAAATAATGCAAAGAACATTGATATTGGCCATAAAATTTTACCAAGCATTGTAACAAATGGACTAGTAGCAACAGCACCAGCAACAGCACCAATTGCTTTTAATCCTTTAGTAATTACCGTACCTGTTGAAGATGCAAAAAACTTAGTTATTGCACTACCCATTCTAAACATTGGAGAAAGTATTTTTCCAATTTTTTCTGTAACTTTTGCATAAGAACCTGTTCGTTGCCATGCAGGTCTAAGAGTTTGTGTACCACCATGTGGACCACCTTTAAATGTTTGCTTATCAAATAAACTAAAACCTTTAAGTGGTTTACCATCTGGACCTAAACCAACAGTTCTAAATGCTCTAGTTTTTATTGCAGTTAATCGACGGCCAACTTCTGCATGCATAGCACCAAAATTAATTATTGTTCCACCCTGCCAAGGAGATAGTCTTGATAAAGGTTTGCCAAGTTTATCATAACCAAACCAAAGTAAAATTGCACCTCTAACTTTAGCTGTATTTGCTACAATTGCTGCCCAACTAGTACTCCAACCTTTTGCGGCAATTACTGCTTTGCTTGTCTTACCCAAAATCTTTACACCCCAAGAATGCATTCCTTCATATGCCAAATATACAGCACTTAATGTAGCAAATATAATAGGCCATTTAAATTTAGCCCAAGCTTCCTTCCATACAGATTTAGTTTCTTCCCATCTTTCTTTTCTAATAACAAATCCTCTTAAGAATTCTGTCATAGGAAGTATCATTCCTTCTAATATATGTTGATTTTCTCTACGTTCTTCTGCGTCTTCACTTTCTTCATTTTTATCACGCTTTCTATCATATCGTATTTTTTGTAATGCCTCCCATCGCATCAGTTTAACATATCGTAAATTATCTTTTGTAAATCTACTAATTTTATCAGAAGATTTTGCTATGACTTTTTGAAGTACGCCTTTAGGTGCATCAACTAAAGCTCTATCAGTAAGAGAACCAGCTTGAGCTGCTAAATATCTACGTTGGAAATCTGTAGCAGAATCTATAGCTACAGTACCTTGTTCATTAGTTTCTTCCCCCATAGCTTGCATTTTTTCTGCTCGTTTAGCATCTTCAGCATCTCTTAGTCGATCACGCACACTCGACTTATTCAGCATTCTTAACTGACCTACAACTTCTTGTAATAATGTCTCTTGTGATTTAGCCATGTTTCATTTTTTCCTTTTCGTTTCGTGCGTTTTCTTTTTCAATATGTTCTTGAAGTAAGGTTAAATATATATCCCTCTCCCACGGTATCATATTGTTTATATCTTCTAAACTAAAATTGTGATGAATCATCATTCCAAAATTAGTTTGTAAATGATTTGCTATACTATCATGCGTGGAGAGGGTTATATAAAAAAATCTTGTAACCCTTTCAGTTTTCTTTCATTTTCATGACCACATGCTTTACATTTATAAGACAAATCATAAGTTAATGCTGGTGAATTTTCCAAATATTCTAATATTTTTGCAAATTGATCAGTATTTAAACTTTCAACAAATGCAACCACTTCTTTATGAGGAACATCTTTAGTTGCAAATGTTTCTTCTCCACTATAAATTGTTTCAATCGCCTTAGCTGCTGTATTAATAATACTATCTGTACCAGTTTTTCGTTGGTCTTTATTTAATTTATCACTTGATTTAAGCCAACGCATATCCATACTTATATCATCATTAATCTTAATATTTTTGTCTTTTACTTTTTCTAAATTTGAAACTTTTATTTCATCTAATGCTAAAGGTATTTCTACTTGTGCATCACATGTATCATCATCACATTTCATCCTTACTTTAATACCTTCACCTACGGACTTACTTCGTAAGGTTATAAATATAAATTCAACATCAAATGTTGTTAACTCATTTACTTTAATTGGTGATTCTACACATGCTTTAATGATATCATTTACAGATTTTTCAATTTGTATATCATCTTGACTTTCTAAAGCAATTAATAAAATCTTCTCTTCTTTGACCACGTATGGTCTGTATGTAATACTCTCGCCTGTTGAGGGCACAATCATTTCATACTTTGGGGTTGCAATCGTTGGCAACATCATTATCTCTCCATTATTTTAATTAAAAATTCTTTCTTTTATAAACCGCCAGCTATTGGTTGTTTTTTAAAGGGGTTATTCTTTGTCGTTGTATCTGGCGGCCCCTCTTCATTTCTATATTGGTCAAATTTCTTATCTTTATTTAATTTTTCCAATAATCCATCATCATTAATACTTAATTTAAGATTTACATCTACATCAAAATTATTTATTGTTCTAAATTTATCATATTCCCATGTAACAGTAAAGTCCATTAAACCATCTACGCCATTACCCAATTCAATAGCACCAGTCTGTATAGGATATGCATTTTCTAACATAAGTGTATAACCAGGAATTATATGATTAGATGTAGATAATTGTTGTATTATTATATCACTACAATAATCTCTTTTATAAGATGTTGTATAATGACTATGAGTAGTATCAATAATCATTTCCTGCCATAAATCAAAATACTTTTTAATATAATAATCATTTGTTAACATAAATGTCATAGAAACTTCATCCATTGTAGCTGAATATGGTTTCTTTGTTGAATTATGATTATGATCAGCTTCCATTGTAGATATTCTTTTACCTGGAAGAGAAACGGATTGACACATTATAAATAAATCTCTTGGGTCATTAATAAAATCTCCAACATGCACACCATCACCAGATATTAAATTATTTAAAAATGTAGCTGGGTCAAATCTTAATAAAGCATTCATTCCCTTTGAAGGATGTGAAATATATACAGCATATCTATTACCACGTGCTATACCGCCATGACGATTAATCGTTGATTTCATTGAATCTATACTTACTGGTTTACCCATTATTTGTATTGTCTCCTTGATTGTGACCAAAT